CGCGCCCGCGCATATCCGGCAAGGTTGAACGCCCACCTAGATAGGTATATAAATTCGAGTACCTAGAAGTATCGAACGCGCGTCCATCCATTAACAGCCATCCCGCACTTGGAGCAGACGTGCGCGGCACAATTCGGATCGTTCCGGTCGGCGCGACATTTGTGGCGATAGGAATCCAGCGTGCCCAGTTGTTGCAAAGCAGAATCACACATTCTCCCGGGGCCGCTAGGGTAAGCGGTTCGATCAGGGAAATGTTGCCGTTGGACTTCAGATTGATGTGACCTCCGCTCGAGTAGATGGTGATGATCTGGCCCGCGGTTCCGTCCCGGATACGCACCAAGTCGTCATAAGACGAGTCGCCTTCCGGAATAACTTCGATCAGCCCTGCCTCCGCAGGCAGCGAGAACGCATCGCCAGCGAGACGCACTGTCTGGATTTGTGGGGCCAATGTCTTCAGCATATCGGCCCGAAGATTGTTGTACTGCGATGCCAGAATGGGATCGCCCGGAGATACATTTTCGCTAGCAAGTGTCATGAGAATGTCCGTCCTATCTGCCTAGCTAATTGTGAGCTCGTAATCGACGGTCACGTCGAAGTCGCCGCCGCTGTTATCGAAGTGGGTAAGCCAACGGGAGAAGAGATCGCCGCTGTTGGCGGTACTTGTTGCCGCGCCTCCGAACATGCCGACTTCTTCGATTGTTAGTGTCGCTTCTGCGGCAGTGAAGAACGTGGAGAAGGTCGCCGTAAACCCACTCCGCGACGTACCTGTGACGCCCTTCCGCGCCCCTTCGGAAGCAAGCCGTGTATCGTTCGGAGAAGGGTCCGCCGTTCCTGTTCCAAGTGCACAATAGCGAATAGGGTCCCGAACGCCCATCAGGATGTCAGCCGCGAGCTCCTTCCCGCCTGTCACAATCAAGTTATCTTCTTCAATACTAGCGAATAGCCCGCCATTACGCTTGACGAGTCGCTTCGCCTCTTCGTAGGGGATACCTTGCAGAAGTAAGGACTGGAGCAGTCCCGGCTTCCAGATGCCAAGCTTGCCGCGTCCCTTTATTGTCAGTGTTCGCTTCATTGATTAACTCCAAGTCACGTTACCCCACCGGACACCAGCCTGATCCCACTGGTAGGCGGATCCGCTGTCGGCAGTGAGTCGGTATGCTTCGTTAAGTGTCAGCTCATCGCCAGTCATCCGGACTAGCTGATTGAGCACTTCGTTATCCCGCCAAGCGGCCTTATCTTGTGTCTGCCGCTGTAGCTTCAGGAGCAGAGAAATTAGATCAGGATCGTAATCTCCAAGAGAAAGATCGACATTGATCCGCCCGCCGGGAAGTGCGGTCGTTATTACAGAATGGATTACGTACTCTTCGTCAAGGCCGTAGGCCGCGTTCCGGATGTGGATCCGCTGGCCTGCAACGAGTCCCGGCTTTTTGATAACGGCCTTTACGGCAGTCTTCTTCAACGCTCGTTGCGCTAATTCCCCATAAGCCCGAAGCTTAGCTGTCTGGATACTGGNGATGTTTGTGTCTACAATCACCTCCTCGAGTGCTTTACCGTACTTCGCTATTGAGTCGTTGTCTAAGGCACGGACCAGCACAGGCACTTCGTAGCGCCCATGTACCCTCACAGCGTTAGGTAGGTTCGGCCACGCCGACGCCGCTTCCAGTGTTCGCTCCTGGTAGTAGTACAGAACCTCATTCGCTCCGAGCGAAGACGCATCGTTAATATACGCAGGTTTGACCGTCAGTCGCGTCCAGTTTGGAGCATCTTCTGTCCCATCGTTCCGGTAAACGGCGATGCCGCCTTCGTCGTCATTATCGCCGCGCATTTTGAACGGCAAGATTACGCGCGTGCTCTTCCCGGTTCCGGCCACGATAACATCTGTCGGGTCGGACAGGTACGAACCACCTACTACCGTCACGATGTTAGTCAGGGAGCTCCCATCGTGTGTGACGTTTAGATCCGAGATGGGGAAGGTGGATACATAGTCCGGCGCGTCAGACAAGCCGAAGGGAGCGGCTTCAGTCGAAGTCTTCCGGTAGACGAGCTCCTTATCGTAGTTGATGTGCCATAGCATCCCCGCGCTGTTGGCAAGGTAGACTACAAGGTCGAACAGACTCCGATGTGGGACCTTCAGCGAATCCCACGACGCGCCCGCCTCAACGTGCGTAGTCGCATCTACTTCTGGAAAGTATTCTGCAAAGGCCGCTTGCAAGATCTCCGCATCCGTCATATTCGTGTAGTGTTTATTGACGAAGATCCGCTTCAGCCGCGCCGCGTAGCCGACACACTGAATCTCGAAGTCCGGTTCTAAGCTGTCACTGTTGGCATACTCGAAGCGGACGAGATAGCCGCCGAAGATCTTTGTCGAACCGTGTTGAATGACGACCTCATCCCACACCGTAGGGACGAAGCCGGCTTCGAAACGAAGCCGAAACTGACAGGTATCCTCTTCTTCCCCAATTCGACTCTCGATAGTGAGCGTGTCCGGCACGACATACGTCGTGACGTCCGTCCCGGCAATGGTAACCGTTGCGTCTAACTTCTCTGGATACGGCATTAGTCCTCCAGTGAGCTCCGGAAGCCCAAGAGTCGCCCGATCTCTCGTGCGGTTCTGCGAGGGTCGGAGCTTTCTGTGATGTAGAAGTTATAGACGTTGCCGCCGCCTGCCGCGCTAACTGCAGCTGGAGCGTGACGGTTCGTAGCGCGGATCGCTCCGTTGATAGTCGCACTCATCGCCCTTTCGGTTTCCTTCCGCATGTTTTCCAGGCCCTTGATGTAGCCCGCAAAGGTATCTTCACCTACCTCGATGAAGACTTTTGACGGGGAACCGATCTGCAGGGTTTGTTTCACGGCATTGATCGCGCTGTTAGCGATGCTTTTCGCTTTTTCGACAAGCCGCCCCGCCATATTTGAGAAGCCCTGCCGCAGGCCGTCTATCAGGCTTTCTCCCGCTGAGACAAATTCTCCGATCTTCGAGAGAACCGCCGATTTAGCGTCACTGATTGCGCTGGAGATCCGCGACTTCAGCTTCGCCGCGAAGTCCCGCGCCTTGCCGATCACACGGTCGAAGATGTCGCCGAAGAAGCGAAGTACGGCATCGAGTCCGCGCTGGATCGTCTGCTTGATAGCGTCCATCATATCCGGGATGATTGATCCGCCGACTAGCACGTACTTCAGTTTCTCCGCCATCTTGACGATGCTCTGCCAGAAGCCCTCGAAGAAGCCGATAATCGCGCCGATGGACTGCTGGAAGACGCCCTTCGCGACGTTCCACAGGCCCGTCCAGATCTGAGTGAAGCCTGTTGCTAACTGCTGTGCCCCAGCGCGGATCTTCTCCATATTTCCGGTGAAGATACCGGAAATAACTGTCCATAGGCCGCTGAAGTAGTTACGGATGCCGTCGAAGACATTCTTCCAGCCCTGTGCGATTGACGTTGCGCCCTGAATGAGCGACGTAAACATGCGCGTGACGCCTGTTACAACGCCTGCTACAAGAGTGAGAAGCCCCTGTAGCAGTCCGAGGATGATTCCGACAGCGACCTTCAGCACATCTGAAGCCTTCAGACTCTCCAGTCCGGTGACGTTGGCGAATTCCTGCCACGCGGCCTTCAGATCTGTAAGCGCCGGTTGCAGTGTTTCTTCAAGCGTCTGGACAAAACCCGTGAAAGTAAACCTTAGGGTCCACACGGCCTTCATAATATCGGTGATGGCCTGTGGACTCAGTCCAAGCGCGCGGAAGATGTCCGGCAACGAACCGCCCGACTGGACGGTAGAGATGACCTCCCGTATTACATCCCGGACTTCGAAGAGTCGATCTCGGATGTGCTCTGCCGTAGTCTGCCACTCTTTCGGCAGCAGCTCGACGGGACTTATCTCCCCGGACAGCACGCCGCTAATGTCTCGAAACGTGTTCAGAATGGAGCTGGAGCGCTCCTTCAGTGTTTCGTAATCGGCGTCCGGCATCAGCTTATGCAAGATGCTGATGATGTCCATTTGCCGGATCTCATCGGCATCCTTCTGGAGGAGATTGAAAGTCTCGATGCCCGCCGCGAAGACTTCTCCGAAGCGCTGTCCCCAACGCTCCAGCGTAGAAAGCCCCGGCCCGGATAGCGTATCGATGAAGTCGTTCAGGGAGGGCATAGCCTCTTCAAGCGCAGGACGCAGAAATTTCATCGCCCCCAAGCTCCATATGTCGCTCAGGGAATTCTTCAGCCCCGCCAGCGTTCCGCTCATTCGTGCCGCCGCGCCGCCAAAGTCTCTGTCAAGCGCCCGCTGGATCGCGGAAATCGCTTCGTCGGCCGCGATTTGACCTTTGGAGATCATTGATATGATCTCTGCACCCGTCTTTCCGTACTCCTGTTGTAGGATCTGAAGGACGGGGACGGCGCGTTCCGTTAGCTGATTGACCTCTTCCATCTGGAGAGTCCCGCGCGTGTAGATCTGGCCGATAGCCCGCATGATGCCGTCAAGCTCCGCTTCCTGAAGGCCAAGCGCCGCCGTCGTATTCAGCACGGTTTCAGTGAGCGACTGCGCCTGCTTCGCAGTGAAGCCAAAAGCCATCGCGCCCCGGAAGATGTCGGCCACGGCCCCGGCAGAGAAGGGACTCTCCAGCGACAACCTCTCTACCCATTTTATGTACTCTTGCACCTGTGCCGATGCCGCGTCAAGCCCTTTTGCCATATCGTCGACCATACCCTTTTGCACGAGCTCCCGCGCAATCAGGGTACGCATCGACGCTTCGATGCTCTGGAACTGTTCGACGGCTTGAGCGCCCGCCCCGGCAAGGTTGCCAAGTGCCCTCGTTAGTGCCGTCACGCCCTGCGCCATCAGGTTGCCCATTGCTACCGTCAGCGCGGAGACAGAACGGCCGAGGGTGGCCGTAGCCTGCGTTACAATATGAAGCGGACGAGAAGCTCGATCCGAACCCTCGATTATGAGTTTTACTGTGGAAGTCGGCATTTGCTTCTACGTGTCGGATTGAGAAGCCCGCGCCGCCGCGTCATAGAAGACGAGCACCTGATCATATTCGCGTCTAGAGAGTTGCTTTAGGTCGGAGAGTGTCCATCCAAAGAACCGGCAAATCTCTAAATGAAGTGCCCATTGCGGCACGGACTTCTGTTTATTCATCAGCCAACGTCGGACTATTCGTCGCTCTGAAAAGGGACGATGTTATCGCTCCTCTCCCCAGTCTGTGTTTTTGGGGCTTCGTTGTTTCCTTCACCCGCGATGGCAGTAATCAGCGCCTCAAACTGATTCTGAGACAGGCTTAAAATGGCCTGCACCTTTTGTGCCTTGTCTTGGGGCTCGACAATGAACTGCGACAGGAACTTCGCCATCTTCTCCATCGCGGCCACCATTTCGCGCGGATCGTTTGCCTTTTCTGCTTCTTGCATCCGCGCCTGAAGCTCCATCACCTCGATCTGCCGCTGTAGGTAGCCGGGGGTATCGGCCGTAGGCGGCTCGAAGCGGATCGTGTTGATCGCCATAAGGTCGTACTCCTCTCTCTCTATTCGGCCTACGCCCAGATGTCGGACACCTGATTAGTGACGGTAAGCTGTGCCCAATTCGCCAGTCCGACCGTATCCTTTACAGGAATGAAGGTCAGCTCATAGGACGCCACGCCGTCTGCATCCTGTACGGGCTCCGGGGCCGATTCCACCTGCCCGGCGAAGTCGATCCGGAACTCCCGGTTTGCGCTTGGGGCCGCCACCAGTCGGATGCTTTTCTGGATCGGGTCGGAGCTTGATGTCAGATCCCGCACGGCATCCATGTAGACGCGGCCCTCAGAACCAAGTGCCAGCGTCAGAGTCAGCGACGCTTCCCACTTGGTATCGCGCCAATCGGCCGGATCCAGTCCCTTCAGACTGTACCAAGCGGCCCGGTTCGCCGTCAGCTCCAGCTCAAAGCCAAGATGATCCGTCTGGATGCGTGTTGCGCCGTAAGTCCCCAAAGGATCGATATAGAGATCGAACATGTGGCCCATGATCAGGTCAATATCGATCGCTGTCAACGCAACCTTCGCCTGACTGTCGTACCCGTAGCCGATCATATCCGCGCTTACTTCTAGCGGCTCTCCCGGCCCACCAACAGAAAAGGTGATAGAATTGACCAGCGCCCCGATGAAGCGGTACTGATTATTTGCGTCCGCATAGACGATGGAGAGTGGATCCGGAGTTGGGGCCTCATCGCTTGGCGGATTGTAGGTATAGGTATACGGGTCCTCTCCGGTCGGTTCGGCCGCGCTGAAGAGTGCGTTCAACAGGTAGGGGAGCATCTGGAAGCTCCCAGCCATCTGAAGCGAAGCTTCGCCGCCAAGCAGGGTAAGCTCACCATCTGCCGAAGGTTGGAGCGTCCCATCTACGTAGCGGTAAACTTCGCTGTTACGGATCGGGGTGGCGGTGAAGTCCCGCACGCCCTGTAGAAGCTTCGTCGGAACAACACCCGTGTCGAACCGTGTCTGTTTCCCGATCTGGAGTGCAAATAGATCGATACTTGGAGCTGGCATTATTCAATATCCTCTACTTCTTCTTCTTCTTCAGAATCCTCTTCATCTACCATGAGCGCATAGAGTTTAAGCTCCAACGCTCGTTCCCGTAGGGCTTCGGGGACCGCGTCCCATTCGTCGGCGGTCAGATCCCTTGCCGGAACACCTTCAAGATACGCGCCGTAGCGCCCAATGTAGCGTACTAATGGATACCCATCCATACAGTGAAGTGTATCCTCCTTATTAGCTTATATGCTCACGTACCGACAACACAACCGCAACGCCGTAGTATTCGACGACTGCATCTTCCGGCGCATCCATCGGCCAGGGCCAGATGCCGGGAAGGAAGCGCACGTCCTGCAACGTTGCTTGATCATGTCCGTATCCGCCGCTCGAAGGCGCAACATTGACCTTTCCGCGGATGGCATCCGCATAGGCCCCGCAGTAGCCGATTATATCGTCCGCCACATCGTAGAGTCCGGTCCCCTGTTTTACGGGTTGATGTAGATACAAATCGAGGATCGACCAGTCTACCGTGACAAGGCGTCCGCCGATAGAACCGAAGTGCCCCGACGGTTCTTCGCTCAGTGTGGAGAAGGGGTAGAGTAACCGCGCCGGCAGCTGTGCCCTCGACAGCGCTCCCGGAAGCTCATCGATGCCGTAGACGGTAGGACGTACGTCCCCGTAGCGAACGTCAAGATCCCGGATGAAAGCATAAACACCTAGAATATCGCTCATATGCCCACTACCTGCGTCCGCTTAAAGCGTTCCAAAATAAGCGCGACCTCATCAGGGAACCAGTCGGCAAGGGTTGGGAACGCGCCCCGGTTCGATGCCGCTCTTGCGTTCCCTACCGTATCACGCCCCCGATAGAGGAAGTCCGCTAGCTTATAGGTGGCGAAAACAATACTCTTCGGCGGAGTCGTTGAGTATCCCCACTTGCCCGTGACTTCTATGGCCTGCTCCGGGTCGGTCGTCCAAGTCCAGCGCTTCCCGCTACTGGCAAGCAGTTTGATCGCCCAAATCGGCCCGTCCCGGCCTTCTTTGTTCGGCGGCAGGGTCACATAGTCCGATTCGGAAAGCGTCACACCATCGTTCACTACACTCGTTAGCTCTGCAAGCTCCCTATCGAGCAGAAGAACGCGCCCGTACACGTCCCGGACCGCGTCATAGTACCGCGTAGCGGTTACCGCCTTGAAGGTCCGGCCCGTAAAGCTATCAATGATCGCTACTGCTTGATCAATCGCTTTCTGGAGCTCGACTTCATCTCGATGCTCACTATCTGGAATCCCAAGATAGCTCTTAAAGTCGTCTACAGTGATATAAGTCATTATGGTAGCCTCTTGTTTGCTTCCCTGTCGAGTCGGTTGGCCGCTCGTTTGCCTAACAGGTTCACTCGTTCATTCATAATGTCGCTTATCGTCGGCCAATTGCCTCGATGATGATACGATTGACGCGAATTATGCATCGTCCAGAAGGCCGCGTCTGAGTGATTGTAGACTTGAACGCTCTTCCCCTTGCGGCTTGCCTGCCACGCGGACGCCATATCGTAAGTGCGACGATAGGGAACCTGGATGCGGCCCGTTCGGAGTGCCCACCAGAAGAAGCGCCGCTGCCGTTCGGAAAAGATCCGCATCCGTCGATGCGCTTGGCGCGGATAGTAATTCCGAGGGTTACGGAGGAAGCGTACCACGTCTTCTTCCGCGAATTCTTCCAGAATATCGGTCTGGATTTGTCCCATATCTCTGGCAAGCCCTTCAAGCGCACGACGGACTGCCGGATAATTCCGAAGGTATACCTTCAACATCACTTAAGCGCCCCTATTGCCTCCAGCACTGCTTCCGCCCGCTTCGGACCTATACCAGGAATGGCGGTAAGGTCGGCCACACTCGCGGCTAAAAGCTCTTCGGGAGTGAAGCGTTCCTTCAGCGCCGCATAGACGCTTTCCGGCACTTCACCTTCCAACAGCGCGAACGGGTCGCAGTAACGGCCGACAGGCTCGAATTCCGCCGCGTAATTCGCCTCGATGAGCGCCCGCGCTCGATCTTCGGGGAAATCCACCACGTCGTCACGAACGTAAGGAGTGCCGGGAATTGCCCGCTTAACGACTATAAGCATCCCTAATCTCCATTGGGTACGGGACCGGAGCTTACGCCCCGGCCCCTGCGTCACTTACTTCGCTTAGGTCGTCACATCCGTAATGACGACGAAGCTCTCCTCGTGCCGGACGTTGAAGTCCACACGCATGATCGCCCGGATGAATACCTGATCGTATTCGAAGGCATCACCCGCAACGTCCGAAGCGCGGAGCTCCAGCGTCTTCCGCTGGCCGATCAGTGCTTCACCCCAAGCGCCGAAGTAGATTTCGCTCCTGTCCGAATCCGCGCCCAGATTGATGGGGATCTGAGTCGTCAGGTAGACTGGATAGCCCCAAATCTGAGCAGGTTCGCCGTTCGCCGGATCGCTCCAGACGTACGCGTTCTCAACGTTCGTACCCTGCTTGATCTTTCGCAGAGTGTTGTATTCGCGCGGATGCATGATCCAAGCGCGCCCTTCCTCTGGAGCGTTTGCCGCGTTCAGACGGTAGACGGCATCGGCCAGATCGTCGAAGGTAGGAGCGGCACCCAGCGTCATCGTGTGCACGCCGCTGATGTTCGCAACACCAGTCGGGGTGTTGCCTGAACCGTCACCGCGCAGATACTTCAGGTCCTCTTCCAGCGCCAGCACACGGGCCAGGTCCGCCATCACAATCTGCTCTACTGCCGGGTCACTGTCTTCGAAAAGCTCGGAGCTCATCTTAGTCATCGCCGCCAGCTTCTTAGCCGTCAGCGTTACCTGCCCGAAGGACTGATCGCTGGCCGGGATCTGAGCGTTTTCCGCTACCCAGTACGCGACTGCGCCGCCAGTCTGCTTCGGAATCTCCAGCGTGTCGGAAGCCATCGGCATGACGCGCGCCCCGGCTCGACGAACAACCGCCCGCGCTCGAAGCATCTCGATCAGGGTACGGCCCTGTTCAACCGGCACAATATAGCCGCCCGCGCTGTCCACGCCCTCGGAGAGTGCCTTCATCGCAGGCCTGCTGAAGTGCCCAAGAGGGAGAACCAGGTGATCGAACACGCCTTCGCGGAGCGCCTTGATGCCTGAAACGATCGGCGCGTCCATGTCGATCCACTCTTCGTCCCGACGGATGCGGCGCCCCACACCCCGGAAGGTGTCGCCCATCTCCGCCTTCATCCGGTCGAAGATCCGATCCGCCACTTCGTCATAGTCTACGACTGCCTTCACAGCATCGTCGTTATCCTTGCCGTCCGTATCGAGCGACACGTTCGACAGGTCCGGATTGAGCTCAATCGCCTGCTCAATACGACGCTCGATCTTTTGCGCCTTAGTCGTGATGCGGTCGAGCTCTTCTTCCTGCTCAGCCGTCATCTCGTCTACATCAATTGCCAGAAGCTCTTCCCCACGAGCGCGGAGTGCCCGCAGCTCATCGTAGAGTTTCTTCAGCTCCTTCTTGTCCATGCTTATACATCCCCTTCTTATGCGTCTAAAGGTATGCCCAACATTAGTGCGGCTCGTCGTGCCTTCTTCCGTCTGCGGACTGCCACTTCGGCCTCGATTGCCGCCTCATGAGGAAGTCCGGCCCGCTCGAATACCGCTTTTGCATGTGCCAGCTCCACTCTAGCAAGTGGGTTCGCTGGCCGCTTGCTCTCATCCATCAGAGATATTTCACCGATCGGCCACACGACAATTTCCCCGTTTTCTTTTGTCCGGACGAGATGTCCGATAGCGCCGCTTGAAGCTGTTGCCAGCCCCTTCTTCGCCGCTTCGTAAACCCGCCGTGCGTACTCCCGGGACTTATCCAGAAGCACTTTGAACCACACGCCCTCCTCATCGCGCCACCATTCGAGCTCTTCCCCGATGATTTCAGGGAGCGGATCGTCGAAGCCGTGGTAGTAGACGATGGGACGCTTCGGGAATTTATCCAGCCATAGATCGGTGTCACGGGTGAAGAACTCCCCGTGGTAGTCGGTTCCACCGTCATATGGCCCACCGTAAGGGACGCCTAAAACGTTAACTATCCACGGTTCATCTGTGGCCTTGACCGGTAAGCCATTATGGAGATAGCGGATGTCCATCCATTCACTCCTTTTGCGTCTCTTATCTACCGTAACAAATCAGTCGAAGTCACGCTTGCGCCGATACGGCAGGTCGTCCCGCTTACGTTGCAGGTTCGGCCCGACCGGAGCGAAGAACTGCTCCAGACGGTCTGGATCGATGTTGTTCTTCAGCCGGAAGACGTATCCGGGCCGCTCCTGATCCGGATACTCTTTCCGGTGATCGAAGCGATTAGCCAAAATCGCCGCTGGAATACCAGAAGGGAAGGCCGTACACGTAGCTTTATCCTTATGCTTTAGCGCACACGCCGCGCATTGACTGATCGCCCCGGCCCCTTCGCCACGCCGCTCAAAAGGTGACTTTGTCTTCGCCATCGCTATTGCTCCACAATGTCAACGGTCACGTAATTCAGCCCGCCTTCTTCTCGCACATCGAGGATCCGGAAGACGGTTCCCGGCGGAATTAGGAATTCGCGCTCGCTACTGTGATCGCTCATCTCACTGGTGTAGAGGAACGCTCCCTTCTGGCCGCGCCTAACCAGCACTTCGAGTACCGTCTGTCCCCATCGCCGCCCCTCGTTCTCATCAGGAGTACTAGAAGCGAACCCATACTCTACCATTGTCGTGCCGACTAGCGCCCGCAGATCGTCGAGAGTGGGACGATCGCTGAAGCCGAAGAACCCCCGGCCAGAACCTACGCCGCGCCATACCTTGAAGTCGAACGGGGCCGCCGACCGATCCAGCGCGTCTATGGCCAGATCAATATTACGGGAAAGCTGATCGTAATCCCAAACGCTTACGCTTTCGCCGCGTAGGATCCGGTTCATATCGAACCCGGCGTTAGTCGTATAGCTGTAGACTGCTTTACGCTCCGCCGCCGATAAACCGCGCCACCAGTCATCCGCCGCCCGCTTCAGCTGTTCTTCGGCCTGTTCGAACTTCCGCCACTCTTCGGCCGACAGCTCATAGTAGCTCTTCGGGTAGATTCGAATAAACTCTTCCGGCTTCGGGAGTCCCAGCGACTTCTTGTCCGCTTCCGCGGCCTCTTGCATCTTCTGCTCGAATTCCGGCCACGGTAGCTGCATGTACTCCGGGTTCTTGGTGTAGTCCATCGAGCAGTTACAGTTTGTAAGACACACCGTTTGCCCCGCTCCCGGTTCGGAAACTTTGGGACTGTCGATGTCTACCCATCCAAGCGCCGCTTCTGCGATGCAGTCCGGACAGTGATCGCCAAACGGGGCCAGCACCTTCCGCTTGTGGGTGTAGCCTGCCGTCTTCTTCTTCTTCGAATTCACCACATACCAGAAGGCCGTATTTGCCGCCTTCGGGTACATCAGCGCCCGCACTGTAGCTTTGGCAAGGCCCGCAGGTGTCGCCTGATAGTCTCCGCGCTCGAGGGAACTGGAGAAGCCGTCAATGAATTTGTACTGCTTCTTCAGCATCGCGCCGATCGCGCCCCACTCGGAAGCGCCCATGTGCTCCTTCCCGCCCGCGCCCAGAAGCGCCGCATTGATGAAGCTGTGCTTCACAGCTAGCTTCATCTCATAGCGCCATTCTTCGAGCGAAATAGAACCCTCGAAGAGATTCTTTGTCAGCCTAGCGATCCGCCTCTGCTGTTCGTCAAGATAAGCCGCTAGTCCGCGCCGTTGAATCGTCTTCGGGTGGACCTTCTGGAGCGGCCCGTTACCGCCCATGTAGTGCTGGCCTTCGTCGGGATCGTAGAACCACGTAACCGCGCCCTGTAAGATCCCGCCCGTCGGGTCGGGTTGTGGAGTAAGATCAGGAACGCTCATCGGTCGGCTCTTCCTTCTCGTCCGGACCGCCCTCATCCGGCAGGAGTGCCCCGTACCAACGAGAATGGCCCCGCATCTCCCGCTTCCATTCGTTGATCGCCGCCTCGATGTCTTCGGGAGTGATGTCCGGAAGCGGTTCTTCGCGCTCCGGAGTCGGGTCGATCCGCGGCTTGAACGGTTCCGGGCCGCCGGCCTTCAGCCAAGCGAAGACTGGATCGAAGACGGCTTTAACTGCCGCCTCGCTGTCGGCCCCTTCGAGTCGCGTCTGTATCTCATCGAAGAGGGGCTTTGGCAGAAGCTCAGGGACGAAGGGACGCCCCGGCTTCCCGACTCGCTTTAGCGCGAACCGTTGCCACTTGTCCAGCTCATCTGCCCACAGCGCCTTCAATTGAGATACCGGTTGGCTCTCGGCGGCCGCGTCCGATTCTTCCGCTTCGTCGTTTTCCCCTTCTTCGAGCTCCGCTTCGTCCTCTTCTTCGAGCTCCGGTTCGGGGGGCGGACCGTAGCCGGCGGCCTCCCGCGCCTCTTCAAGCGTAATAATCCCGGCCCGGAAAAGGTGGACAATACGGTTCACCTTCTCTCCGACCTGTTCCTGAAGCGCCGGGACATCTTCGTAGGCCCACGTGAAGCGCGCACGACGTGCGACTAGGTCCGGGAACTTCGGCAGTAAGCTGGCGTTTAATACGTCGGCGTAGTGCTCCATTTGTGGGACGATCTCGTCTTCGTAGAAGGACCGCTTTTGCTCCCGTGCCGTCGCGTAGTTAGCCGCCTCCCAAGCTCCGGCCATCGCCGGCGGAACACCGAAGACGGCAGAGATTGCTCGACGATCCTCTTCGCGTAGCGCCTCCAGCGCTAAATCCTTCGGCTTGTAGCTGATGTCCTGCCACTTCAAGCCGCCGCCGACAATCCCCGTCCGAAACTGATTGCGGACACCTCCGAAGAGTCGCTGCCACCATGTCCGGGTTTTCTCGATCTCGTAGTCGTCAAGCGGTTGATCCGTTGTGAGCAGGCCCGCCGGACGCGCATCGTTCTCGAAGAAAGCCGCGACGTAATGCGCGGCATTAATTTCAGCGTTCACCTCTGCCAGCGCAACGGCCAACGGGGACAGCCCGCCCAGATCGTCGGAGGGATCGAAGTTACGGAAAAGCGTGACTCGTTCCGGTGGGAAGCGCTTCTGCCGGCCGCCGACCGTCTGCACGATACCTGCGAACCCGTCCGCCCCGCCTAAGATCTCCACAGTCTGCGGATTCAGCCACTGAATCTGAGTCGGCTTGAGCGGAAGATCATAGATCCAGACGCTGAAGCCGAAGATGTTATAGGCCGCCTCGGTACGGCGAAGGAGATCGCTCAGATTGTAGTGACTATCGAGCAGGTCCAGAACCCGATGTTCCTTGATCTCGACTTCATCCCCGTCCACTAGCTTCAGCGGAATTCCGGCCACAGCATCGGCCCGGAGTTTGATACAGCGGTAGGCCCACACCGCCTTCCGGTAAGCCTCCGCAAGCTCCGGGGGAGTAGCTCGGAGCGACGTAGCGCGGCCTAGTCGGGAGCGGACACCTGTAAACGTATCCCACAACGACTCGCTTCCGCTCTTGATCCTCTGTGTTCTGATGTATCCGTCCGGTCCTACAAAGTGAACTTCGCTTGCCATTCTACGCCTCTACTATGCCTAGTCCGAGTCCCGTACCCCGGGCCGCCCTGTACGCTAAAGCCAGCGCAATCACGCAGTCATCATGCAGGCCGTCCGGAGCGCCGTACGTCGGCCGACTCGTATTCGGATTAACGTCTACGGTGAAGCTCTCCAATTCGTTGATGAGAATCTCATCGTTCGGAATCCGGATCGCCCCTTCGTCAAACGCCTGTTGGAGTCGTTCGATGAGAAGCGGCTTGTTCGAGCTCGTCATCGTCCAACCGTAGACAGGGAGTCCATAATCGGCCCGGAGAAGCTCGACGTTCGGTTCTCCGATAGAATTAAGCTCCGCCTGGATATAAACGAGTCCCTTTCGATACGGTTCTAAGAACCGTGCCAGCCGCTCTCGCTGATCGATGTACGTCCCACCTTCCTGTTTCCCGCCGCCGATCCGGAGCATGCCCGCGACTTCGAGCGTGTCCTTATCAAGCACGATACAGACGGTGAAGTCCGTGCTCTTACCCCAATCGATCCCTGCCACGTAACGCCGCGACGGATCTGGACCGGTCGGAAGCGCAGGATCTACGGCCTGCCGAACCTTCCGGAAGACGGTACCGCCGTCATCGAGAAACTGGCCCAAAATCTCTTGCCGGAACAGGTCCGAACCTTCGGTGTACTCTTCGAGTAGATCTTCGAGCTCGTTCGCCGGAAGGTACGGATTGTCGAACGTCGAGAAGCTCCAGCTTTGCCAGTCAGGATAGGCAGGATCGGCGCCTTTGATGTACCACTCATAGAAGAGATTGCGACGGTTCGGTGTCGAGAAGGCAATCATTGAACCCCGACTGTCTATCAGCATAGGACGAAGGACCGCCTGCCAGATGTAGCGAAGCTTCTTGATGTGAGCGGCCTCATCGATAAGTAGGAAGTCTACGCCTTCGCCGCGTAGACGGTCCCGCTGTTCCGCTGACTTAAACCAGATGACCGTGCCCGTAGGGAAGACGGCCCGCATCTTTGTTTCATTGAAGTCCGCCACTTCGCCTACATACTGCTTCAGCCGCTCGTAGGCCATAAAAGACGTGCCGAAGTCCGGGGCTACCCACCAAATAGTAAGCCCCGGTATCTCGAGTCCGTAACGAGCTAACAAGTACGTGCCCAATGTCGTCTTCCCGGTTCGACGCCCCGTAGCGACAATGCGCCAGCGCGCACTACTCGTCGCGATCTCTTCTTGGAGAGGGTAAAGCCGGGGGAGTGTAATCGTCGTCGACTGCATGCTGAATGATAACCTTAATACCTCCGGTTATATCCTGTGCCGCCTCGAGTCCCAGGATTTTCGCGCGCTGTTTAATGGCCTGAAGCACAACGCGAAGGAACGCCGGGTTCCCGGTCAGCTCCTCTTCAATCACTTCGCGACGGCCCAGATGTCCTTCCTTACCGCCTCTTACTTGCTCTACTACAGTCGTCTTCTTCGTGCCAAGAGAACGTCGCCAAGCGGCCCACGCTTCAGTCTCGACCTTCGCCAACTTGCGGAGCTCCAGATCACGCGCCTCCTTATAATCCTTGTTAGCTTCTTCAAGCCACTGAGCGTGAAGCTCCTTCAGCTGACGCGACACCGTGGACTGATGGATGCCTAGACGTTCTGCTATCTGCTCTTGTGTGTACCCCTCAAGGTACATCTGAGCTATTACCCTCTGATCGCGGATACGCTCCGACGGTTGCCGTCTTCTACTCATAACCTATGCTTCCAAGCATGCCAGGAATGTCCAACTCTACACATACGTAGCGTAACAAGAGAATGAAGTTAACGCATGCGGATTTGTAGCTCTATGGGTGTATACAGTACTCTCCTATAAAAAACTTTTTAAAAAGAAAAAGAGTATAGGAAGTATTTCCTGGAGCGGATGTGTACTCACCTTGAAGACTACTACTGCAAAACGGTAGACGGCCCGGTCCGCGTCACATCTGTGAAGTCCGCGCACATTTGTTGTACCCGTTCCTGTTCCCTTGACACGTATTCGTGACCGCGATACACTACAGTCACAATGACACGCCAGCGCGTCACCCGCGCACAATAAGGAGCATATCATGAAGATCAGAGTTTCGCACGATAAGCTTAACACGGCCGTCCTCCAGGTTGCTCGAGTATTCGGCAAGTCGTGGCACCACTACTACCCCATACTGAATCATATCTACATCGATGCCACACACGGGCCCAACGAGATTCGACTGACGGCGACCGACCTGAAGTTTGGCATCATGGCCCGTATCCCGGCTTACGTCACCGAAGAGGGTACTGCGACCGTGCCCGGCCGGACGTATGCCGACCTGCTCCCTCTGCTTGATCCGCTGTACGTGGAGCTGCGTACCGATGAGGAGCGCGGCTTCGTTTTCATGGAGTGCGGCAACACCCGCACGACTACCTACCATAGCGACCCCGACGAATACCCTTCCGTCTGGAGCCGCAACCCGGAGAACAGCTGGAAGCTCGACTTGCGCGGCCTGATCGCCGCACTGGATCGTACCGCTTACGCAGCTGATGGCAACCGGAACCGCAACAACTACGTATATCTCAAGCACACCGGCAACGAGTTAATCATCCGGTCCAGCGATGGTGTGCTACTAGCTGAAGAAGTCATACCCGGCAAGGCCGAACCGTTTAGCCTGAGAGTGGACAGCGCTCACATCAAGAAGCTGACATCCGCACTACGACAGGTGAACGCTAAGACCGTCACGATGGGCCATGTGGATAATCGGCTAACCGTTGACGCCCGCGACCCCGACGGCATCGAGCTACGCTTCATCGTTCAGGGTGACCCAGACATGCCCGACTTCGACCGCTTCCTACCTGCTGGCGAAGCGCTAGCGACGATTTCATTCAACCTGCAGGAGCTGAAAACGCGACTGTCACGGGTGAAGAAGGAGGACCGCGCGACGTTGGCCCCGCTGGAGCTTCGCGGCGCAACGTTGACCATCGACGGCATCGAGCAGGAGATCAGCTGCCGGTGGGACGGCGTCAAGATGCCCATCGAACTACCGGCCCGGCAGTTTTACCGGGCCGTTCAGAAGGTCGACAAGCGTACGGCGAAGGGCCGGCCCGACCAGATCGTCGTGCGGTTTTACGGCATCAATCAACTGATGTCCGTGAATGTCGAGACCCTGGAGCATCACACGTTCTACGTAACCGAACAGACCCCGCGTCCAACATCGCTGACTCGAAGGTAGGCCGATGATGACACAAAAGGAACATGATCCCTTCGCCGATTTCGTGACCATTAAGCAGGCCGCGGCCATCTTGGGGTATAACCCCGGTAGCGTGCGCAAGATTCTCGAACGCACACCCGGTAGATTGCGCGCGTACAAGATAGCCGGGGTGTGGATACTCGACCGTAAGAGTGTTGAGGACTACAAGCGTCAGAGAGAAGCGAACGGCTAACCCACCGCATCGACAACTTATCGCTTCATCAAACTGAACCGGGAGCGCACTACCTGCCGCTCCCGGTTCAACCTTAACCGCGCCGCCGGGACTTCCCCGGTCAGCCGTCTTTACTCTTCAAGCCGCTCATGTCCTCACTGCCCGGCTTATGCATCGAGAACTCCGACAGCTTACGAAGCATCCGCCCCAGCAGGCGATGGAGCTCCACAGCATCGTCAAAGGTAAGCTCGACGATTACCTCGTGTGAGTCATCGAGGAACGTGATGACCAGCATCCCATCCTTCAAGAAATCAACGCTGTAGCTCAGTCCTGTCATTCATTCTCTCCTTCCATTCCCGCTTCCGCTCCAGCAGAAGCTCCCGGTACTCTTCTTCAGTCATATTCGCCTCGAATTCTGCTTCGAGGGCCCAGCAGTCGGCACATAGCCAAATCGGATGATCGCCCATGACCACGAACGGCCGGGGCTTCTGACACCGCTCCGGGCACGGATCGAAGGTGTCCAGATCGAAGCGCCGCCCAAGACTCTTCTGGATTCCCTGAAGATAGTGCCGGGCATCGCCAAGCGTCCGGTAACCCTTCGCCTTAGCGAATCCCGCCAGCCGCGCTGGATCTTCCGGTTCTCCGATCCAACGGAGCAAGGCAATCTTTACCTGATTGCCCCGCTCCCGGTGTACCTTCGCGTAGTGATTGACTAGTCCTGCCTCATCTGTAAAGTCCCGCCGACCGCACACTTCACATACCAACGGTTGATTGATGATCGGCGGCACTCGTAGCCAATCGGGAAGCTCTTCCATCACTTCGTCTCCGCCTCGACTATGGAGATTTCCACTTCACCAGGTCCAAGTACCTTGCAGATGTCCATTACGGGACAGAAGGCGCACGGCCAGTATTCATCTTCCGGATCCACAACAACTCGGCGCTCTTCCGGAAGATAACGGTCCGGCAGTTTACCGTGCTTCGCATTGTAGACGAGCGAACTGAGACGGTCAATCTCCGGTTTTATCTTCTCGTAGTCATAGTCGACGAAGAACTCTCGGAGCGGCCCGTTCCGCCCGCTACCTTCCTTAGCGATGTAGACTAAGTGAATCTGTTCAGCATTAAGCGCATACGCTGACAGCATCGCCTGCATGACATCATCGTCGAACGGTTCCCCGGCCGTATCCGCCTTCTGGAAGCGCCAGCGACTCTGCGTCTTGATCTCCAGAATCGTCCGCTTCCCACTCGGATCGATGTAGAACCCGTCCGCGTAGCCGGACAGGAAGCCAAGCGACCAGTAGACTTCTACGGCCAGTCCCTCATAGCGCCCACTGGCCAGCATCGCGTTCTGAATCAGCTCATGGAATTCTGTACCCAAGTAGGTCGCGATGAGTCCCTGAAGGCCCATCTCCTCTTTCGGTTCGATAACGCGGCCGTCGATGACGGGGAGCAGATCGCCGGCGAAGAGACTTTTTAGCGCAACCTGCCGGGAGCACTTCAGCGCATCACTAGCGTAAGCGTGCGGTCCGTACGCCGTTTGGTACGGCCTCCCTGCCGTTCGTGCGGCCTTGCGCTTCGCCTGCAGGGCTTCCAGAGTCTGTTTGATCAGCGGTTTTAGAAGCGGTTGACTATTTCTCTGGCCATCCAGAATGTCTGCCAAATCGTTCATTTGTGTGTTGTCCTCCTATGATGAATTCGCCGGGACTTCCAGGGACCGTTCCGCTAGTCTGCGAGAACCGCTCGTTCGTTCTGATACTTCAGACCTATGCCATAGACCATCTGGATCCGCTTCCGGTTACGTCGGATGCCCACAACGGCGCGCTGATCCTCGAGTCGGGTTTTGAACGTCTGCCGCGACCACGATGAGTAGCCCATCCGGTGGCGCCAGAACTCGAAGGCGTCAAAAAGCTCATTCAACGGTACGCCCCGCTCATCCAGATCTGGAGCGCCATAGCTCAATTCGTAAGGTTCCACATCGTACACCACACACTGTTCGTCGATGAACTGCTGTACGATGTCCTGCTCGGAGCGGTACAGCCCGCGCTCCCGCTCGATGATGTCGGGTATCGGAAGCCGCTGTTCCGCCGCCCATAGCCGTGCTCCCTCGACAAGCCAATTGAGGATGGCCTTCTGAGTGTGCTCCCGCATTAACGCGTATTTCAAATTCTTATCTGCCAGCTTCGCATGAGGGTAGTGTTCCAGCTCCTTTTCGTTGTCCACAAACTTCGCGTAGAAGGGGACTACAATGACACGCCGCCAAATACCATCGTCCGTTCCAGTGATCCGGGGCAGAAGATTGACGCTCAACCAGACCTTAAATTGGGGTACGTACTCGAATTCCTCTTTATAGAGGAAGCGGCATACGACCGGATCGCCGCCCGTGACGTTCTTCATCAGCTCCTGATTGAGAGTCTTCTCATCGTTTGTCTCGAAGGCCGTCACGAACCGCGTACCGCGTAGCCGCGCCAGATTGTTCTTCGGCCCTTCCTTATCGTAGTCGAAGGTGTCGAACCCTGTGGACGCGCCGTAGTCTCCCATCACGGCCCGGACGGTATTCAGTAGGACGCTTTTCCCGTTCGCGCCCTTCCCCTTGCAGATGAAAAACTTCTGCTCGATGTTGGATCCAGTAAGGGAGTAACCAAGCGCCATCTGCATGAAGAGTCGCAATTCCGGATCCGGATTGCCCTCTTCATCGACCAGCACATCGTCGAGAAAGTCCTCCCATATGGGACAGTAAGCGTTTGGATCGTACTCGACAGCGGTTGTCCGGGTGATCTTTCGGCTTCGGTCGGGTTCCATAATCGTCGCGTCCCGCAGGTTTACATGCTGTGTCGGCGTAGCGATGATCATATCGTCCTGATCGAAGTCCGACATTCGAGTGAGAATCGTTCCCACACTCTTCAGCTGTTCGATGATGGCGTTTTGGCGATGGGTGTTCCTCATCTTCGTGCCCATCTCCATATAGAACGCCTGCGAACTGTCCCCCTGCAGTCTCGTTGCCGCCAACCAGCGAATCTTCTGGCCTGCTTCTGCGACGAGCGCCCGGACCACCACATCGGGGAGCTCCTTCCAGCGCACACCGTCCCATTTAAGCCATATATCAGACTCCTCCGCGTAGTGTAGATCTTCGCCATACAGGTGATAAACTCGTAGCGCATCGTCCCGGTCCGTCCGGTCACCCGTCAGAAGCGCATCTGCCAGCGCCTTCGCCTCGTCTTCGTCGGCGATCAGCGGTTCAATTTCCTGCGCAATTTCCCGCGCTATCGCCGAACCTGGAGGATACGACAGCGCGCTTCGGAGCGCCTTCTGAACTTCCGCCTCATCGAGTGGCGGCACGCAAAGCTCTTCGTTGAAGGCCCGCAGCTTTTCTTCGATGAACTCTTCGGGGACGTTATCGGCCCGCATCGAGCAACCCAGCTTGAAAAGCGTCACTTCGCGTTCCCCTTTGGGGATTTCCGCTGGAGGGTTCTTATACAGAAGGCCGGTTCGGCGCGTCTGCTTCTTCCGGGATGCTTCGCCAATAATCGCCTGAACGGTTTCAGTCGCGATCTTCGCCGGTTGAAGCGGAAGGTCCGGATACCCGCCATACCAGCGATACCGTTGGCCGCTCGGATGCATACTCGGAGGAGCAACGACGTAGCCCCCGTCGGTCCGAATATCGAAGTCCATATTACCGACCTTGATACGGTTACCAATACCGGGAGCATACCGGAAGTACAGGTGATAGCCCCGCATCGTTTGAACGATTACGGGAGTGTCGAGCCCCTGCATCTTCGTAAGGTAGTCGAACGCGTGCTCACTATCCGCATCGAAGACCAGCAGATTACTCTCTTTGCCGCAAGCGATACCGATGTTAGCGTCAGGGTATTTCCGCCACCAGCGCTCGACATCCTCGACATTGTTAGACGCAGAGTGAACGCCCTTGACGAGCCCTAGCTCCCAGTCCGTGATCGGGTGTTTGCCCGCGTTACCACAGCCGTTGGGGTTCGGACAAGTACAGACCTCAACGTCAGATGTGCTGTGCTTCGCCGGGGGCCAGAGTGGGAAGACCCGCCAACCCCGTCGAGCGTACTCTATAGCGGCTTCTCGATTGTTCTTAAAATCCATTTTGTACTCCTTCTTTCTATGAATTTATTTCTCCCAAACGTCCCCAACAGTGATACCCACTTTCACGGGGATGTCGCTTGGATCCAGGCCGCTGTCTTCGGCCAATATCTCTACCATGCCTTCGACCATACATTCCTCGATCTTCCGCGTCACCTCGTCGACCTCGTCTTCCGGGATGATCCAGTCGAGCTCGTCGTGTACGGTAGAGAAGGCATACTTCAGGATCTCCGGATAGCGCTTCGTGATCTTCAAGATGCCGTTCTTCAAACCGACCGCCGCCGTCCCCTGAACGGTGTTATTCAGGATCCGGGTGTAGACGAGATCGCGTCCGGTCAAGAGTCGTGCCAACCCATGCGGTTGCTTCAACCAGTATTGCTGTCGAGTGCCGGCGATCCGCTTCGCCTCTTCGCGCATGCGGTAGAGTCCCCGGTACGCGCCGAAAAAGCCGTCGAAGATCGCCCGCGCCTCGGTCGAATGAAGTGGGGTTCCGTTCTCATAGGCGTAGTCCTGAATTCGCTCCCATCCACCGCCGAAGAGTAGAGTGAAAGACGCGCCTTTGGCCAACGTCCGTTCTTCCTCGGTGATTCCGTCCTGTTCCGATAGGTCGCCGTCGGCCGTCGACAGCCGGACCGCAGGCTTCCCGAAGATCATACTGGCCGTTGTCGTGTGGAAGTCGTCTGTTTTAAGCGCCGCCAATAGGGTTTCATCCCTACTCTTGATTGCGCTCACTAGAACTTCAATGCCGCTGTAGTCGGCAGTGACGACCTTGTGTCCCGGGGTTCGGCCAAATAGTTTCCTGTAACGCCGCGGTATTTGTTGAAGGTTCGGATCTCTCGAGGACACACGTCCCGTATCGGTCCCAATGGCACGGTATGAGGGAAACATGCGATAGCTGCCGTCCGGAAGCTCGACGATCTGAGCCCGGAACTTATCGCTCCCCCAGACCTTGACCAGCGTATCATACTGACTGAAGTCGAGCATTAGGTTGCAGAATCGGATCAGGAAGTCGTAGCGCTTCGGATTCCGTTCCCGCATCTGCAAGAAGCGCGTCCGCCACACAGAATAAGCTTCTGTGTTGGTACGATGCTCCGGCTTCCCAGTCTTGGGATCGATAATGCCTAGACGCTCCCACATGTCCCGCTTCTGCTTCCAGCTTCGCAAGTTAAGCCCAGGATCTAAGCGTCTGTGACCACAATTATCGCAGACCCACTCGTAACGGCAATCCAAATAGCGGTATTGTGTGCGAATCTTGTGATTGTTGTCTGGAGTGTTGGTGTTGGGGATACGCTCCCGGCGCATCTCCCGACCACAAAGCTCACAGTGTTCCTTCACAAACGGAGCGCCCATCTCCATCAGCTCCCGCTTGATCTCTGCCAGCTTCTCTTTGGCCTCTTCCGTTGCCGCATCGAGCGCTACCGGATCGATAGGCACGCCCGCTGTGTGGATCTGGATGAAGAAAGGAATCGTCCCCATCTCCAGCTCGAAGGCACGCTCCAGCCCGCGGCGATGCATCTGCTCCTGCTGTTCGCGGTACAGGTCGTAGAGATAGATCACGTCCTCTGCCGCATAGCGCTTCTGCTGTGGTGTGAGCTCACTACGCATCCAGTTATGATCGGTATCCTTCGAAATCTTGACGCCGATCCGCCGTTCTAGACTCTGCTGGAGCGAAGCGCCAAGATTGCTCCTGCCGTAAGGAAGTAGAATCCACTCCCCGAAAAGCGTATCGTACCAGTCTTGCCCGCCGGTCACGCAGTCGATGCCCTCATATTGCAAAAATGGGCAGTCAAACGCGGCGATGTTGTGACCAGCGAAGGTGATGTCCGTTCGCCGGAAAAGCTCCTTCAGTCGTTCCGGCATGTTGCCGCGAATGTGGAAGACGGCCACCGTCCCGCTAGGCGCTCCGGCTAATTGGACGACAGCGATGTCGTCTATCGCCGCGGTCGGGAAGATGCTGTCCGCAACGTCTCCCCGGAACCGCGCCCTACGGTAATTCGATGTTTCGATGTCCCACCCAATGAACGTATCGTTCTCGAGTCGGTCCATCGCTTCGTCGAATTCGGATAACTCGAAAACCCACCGTTCGCCTATCTGGTACATCGTAGACTTTATTCACCCTTTTGAGTACTGCGTGTCCAGGATAAAAGGCGGATCTTTGTAGACCCGCCCATGACTATGGATGACGCGGCCACAAATTCAGCCCTACCCGATCCTTGAGGATCGAACCGCGTCCTGCCGCTACCGTTAATCTACGAAGGCATCCGCCCCCGCGCCGACGTCTTCGGGAAGCTTTTCGTCTTCCACACCGCCGACGCCGCCCGCATATCCGCCGAACTCACTTTCGTAAGTGTCACGCGGATCCGCTGGAGCGGCCAGCCACTCCGCGACACGCGGCCAGAACTGCTCGGCAATCCGGCGACGGATCTCCGGAGGGACCATCAGACCATTCTCCAGCATGTACCGTGCCGGATTCTCCTCGTCAAAAGTGCCCGGCATATTGAGAACCGGCGGAGTCGTCTTCGTCGGGTAATTCGGGTTCGGTTGGTACGGTTCCCCGACAGTAACGGGGATCTTGAAGGTCCAATTGTCGAGCGAAGCGCCAAGCTGTTCTTCGACTTTCTTGTGATACTTCGCGAAGAAGGCGCCAATTACATTCCTCGAGAACTGGACGCCGTTCGTCTTACCCCAACTTGAGTACATGAAGTAGGTATCGTGCTCGAAGTGCCACTCAATCGCATCAGCGAAAAGCAGAAGGAAGCGGTTACGGCCCTGCATACCCTTTCCGCGAACGTAGCGAGGATGGAAAACCGGATTCGAACGGTCGCCGGTGTACCAGTCCAGACGGTCGGCCAGCAGGATGACATCAGTTTCCTTCGGAAGACTGATCATCTTCTCGACGTCGCCGTTGTTGAACTCCATCTCGATCACGTCGCCGATCGGGAAGTCCGGAGCGATCACGTACTTGATGCCCCAGCCGCCCCGCCCCCGAATGTCGTCAGGGTAGACCCGGCCCATGTTCTTCTGTGCATTGTACCAAGTGACCAGCGGAATACCGCTAGGAGCAGTCTTCGTATTCGCGCCTTCCTGAGCGATCAGCAGTGCTTCAAACATGTTGTCGGTCATTGTGAGATTACCCCTCTCATACTATGTTGTTTCGTTGCGTCTGTTAAGAATGTTCGATCAGTATGCGGTTCGTTCGATCAGTATTCGGTTCGTTCGATAGGCCCTCCTATGTGACTATTGCGCTACTCTCCATTGTAGTCGAGAGAGGGAGAGAGACGAGAAGCTGGAAGTCCCGGCGAAGGTTTTTGATAAGTAAAATCATGTGGCCTCCCTCTCTCGACTACAACCCAATTGTAACAAGTATCAGTAGACTCGTCAAGTGCAAATATCGATTTTGACTGAGGGAATTCGACGTCTTCCGGTAACCCTACCCGTGAACAATGTACCATGTGGGGCTACACTTATCATGGGAAGGTAACCCCACATGGTGTGGGCATCACAGCAGCAGCTCCAGTGGGAAACCCGCATCGTACAGCAGGTCCGAAGCGTATTCTTCGGGTGACACCCCGGAGGACCAGCTATCGTAGCTCGGACCGTCCGGCAGGTCGCGGTGAGTTAACCCGCACTTGCCCACGATGATCGCGTCCACGACTCTGATCCATTCGTCGAACGTGTACCCATCCACGTTGCGTTCCTGCTTCTCTGTCATTATTCTTCCTCCTTAAAGGACTCCACCAGCTCCTTCATTCGATACGTCGCCTCATTGGCCCACGAGTAGCAAAGCGTAGCCGCGTCAAAGGCGGCGTCACGGCGAAGCTTGTAGCCTTCGGCCTGATCCTGGAGCCGCTGTGCATCCTGGAGCTGCCCCTGCTCCACAAGCGCTTCAGCCTTAGTTAGGCACTCCCGCCAAGCCTTCTCGTAGACCCGGGCCTCCCGCTCGTGCTTCTTAGCCCGCTCGATCGCCCGCTCCCGTTCTTCGTAGAGTGCCAGCATCCCGGCAACGTCGGCTTCCGAGCCGTGCTTCGCCGCAAGGTTGATCCCGTTTTCAATCTCACACAAGGTCGTGTACTCCGTGTCGCACGTCGACCGGACGTCACGTAGCGACTGAATGTGAGCCTTCACCCGCTCGATCTGATCTTCCAACATACCGCGCCGGCCTTCGTCGTCAATTTCGCGATACCGCTCCAGGATGAGGATCCAGGCCGCGATGGCATTGTCGATCTCTTCAGTCGCTTTAGCGCTGGCCTCCAGGACCATAAGCTGCTTCTTCCAAATCTTCGACAAAGCTTCCCGGGTTTCAGTGGTGTAGTCGTGCATCGGTACTCTCCTTCGTACTTGTGGGGACTTACCCGCCCCCGGTCATCTATTGTGCTTATATGGTAGCCCAGCGTGCTGTGTTTGTCAAGTATTTACTACAAATTAGGCGGAAGATATACCCACACGGTGTGGGTATAGTGGAAGCCCGCACGACAAGGAACGTCGGCAGGTCGTCTAAAATCGACTAAACTTATCCTAATTCAGATGTTTCTGACTGTAGTGACTCTTCAGGTAGCGTTCCGCTAGGCCCCTTGAAGCGTATTCGCCGCTCCAATCACAAGCGTTACACTTCGCGCGCATCCCATCGCCGAACGGGACAATTGAGCCGAAGTCTTCGAGCGTAGGCGCATGCAGTCCATTTGCGCTAAGCTTCGCTGTCGCGGTTTCCATCTGGATCCGGATCCGCTCGAAGTCCGCTTCCAAATCCGATGCAAGCTGACGAGACGCCAGCTTCAGCATGCGGATGGGAGCGAAGGCCAACCGGATCGCATAGGCACGCTGGAAGGCCCGCTCCCGCTTCCTTGCCAGCTTCTCTGCGAACGTAGGCTTCCGCTTCTTTGTGCGGCCCGCCAGGATGTCGCGGACCACATCGATGGTGTCGTACAGAAGCAAGCCGCCGCCGCCGATACGAGCGATAAGCGATACGAGCCCGCCTGCTTCCCACCCGATGAAAAGCATCGCTCCGAAGAGTGCCCACGCCAGCATTGCCGCGAAAGCCCGCATATCACGAAGCGCCTTCGAGTTACCATCGTAGCTGGCCGCGTTCCAGACAGCGAAGAGAAACAGGTCCAGCACGACGAAGTCCCCGATTGCTTCTGCGTAACGGACTGCCGGCGGCGCTTCCGGGTTCTGCGCCAGCGCGACGGTGATCGTGTCGAACCCGTACCGTGCCGTAAAGGCGATCTTCGAAGCGAAGAACAGCTTATTGATGCTTGTCGCGTTACTCAAGTCGAGCTTCATAGGTTTACTCTCCTATCCTTACTGCGCGGCTAAGCGTATATCTACAATGTAGGCCCCGCGCCGCTCACTCGGGACCTCATATCCGAACGATCTTAATTATACCACACCCCGTACCTATGCCAAACTCTACCTTCTTCCCCTTTTTAGATTGTAGTCAAAAGGGTGAATACAGTATGCTCGTAGAAAAAACTTTAAAAAGAGAAAAAGAGCGTAGTAAGTATTTCCCTGGACAGATGTGTACTCACCTTTTTAGTTACACCCGCTCCGGGATGCCGCACGGCTTGACCGTAGGTGTCCGAGATGTTATAATAAGTCACGGAAGATACAACCCAAGCAGGGAGGAAGAGTGCAAGCAATGGCACAGAAACAGACGGCAAGATCATTGATTCAGGATCGGGACAACCTAGTCGCCCGAACCGAAGATGAGATCCGCTACGTAGCGGCGCTCATCAACGAGCACGGGATCATTTGGGTAGACAGCGATAAGCGCCCCCACTTGATCCTGTCGGGCCTCGAGAAAGCGGACGCGCAGAAGGCCGGCCGGATCCTTCGACTGTCCTACTTCCCGCAGACGAACCTGTACCGCATCAGCGCCAGAGGGAACACGGCATGGATCTGGTTGAAGGAGACGTTGCCGTACCTCGACGGCAAGGCGAAGGCCGACGCGGAAGAAGCGCTGGAGCGTACCGAATTGCTCGACACGCGGATCACGCCACAGCAGGTTCTTCGCTTGAAGGCCGATTACCTGGATGGCGCGGACATTTGGAAACTGTCGTGGGACTATAATTTATCTCAAAACACGGTCACCCGGATCGTCGCAGGAGAGACGCGGAAGAACGTCGAGCTAGGTCACGGCCTGGATGAGCAGGTGTTCGCCGCCTATAAGAAGGCCCGCCGGAACCGCGTGAATACGTCGGAGCGCCGGCGGATGATGGAAGATCTTATCGCCGCCTTGAAGCACGTACAAGAGAATCCGGAAGATATGCGTCAGACGATCGAGCGCCTAGCCGCCACCTACAACAACAAGGCCAGTACCATGCAAAACTATCTTTACCGGGTTCGCTCGAACCTTGCCGAATACCGGGAGATTGCGGAGCGGATGAAGGCCGACTTCGCCGCAGGTAATGAGAAGGCGATCGAGCTGCTGTGTAATATGTACTTTGACGGCGATGAGCAGTTAGCGGAGCAGACGGTCAACGAGCTCTGCGTCAATGAGCTGGCCGAACGGTTGTGGTTGGAGCACGGCACAATTCGCTAATGCGACAACAGTACTAGAAGGCGACGAGACATTAATCAATGTCCGGGGACATAGAATTAATGTCCTGATGTGTCGATACATAATTCAAGACATTGAATAGGACATTGGGACATTGACACGAGGAAGTCAGGACCACATTGGGGACATTGAAAATTAATGCTCCAATGTAGGTCCAAAGGGTGTGGGACTTTAAAATCAGCGGTAAAGACATTCTTGGTAAGCCTCCCAAAGTCTTCCGTTAAAGTCCCTCACCTTTTGGCCGTACATTGAGCACTTAGCATCGAGCTTTGTGGGACATAGGAGGGACATACACATGCATTGATTAAACTTTAACCGGTCATTGAATAATGTGTAAGTTAGACAGACGGGAGTGTGAATGGACGATCACAATTCCGGTTGGATCTACGTTCTCCTTAATCCAGTCACCACTAACGTCAAAATTGGGTTCTCTACGAACCCGGACGAACGTATCAAAACTCTTCAAACGGGTAACGACACTTGGCTTGTGGAGCTTGGACGCTTCGCCGGCACGATGGAAGACGAGTTTGAGCTACATAACCGCTTTGAGCGCTACCGTATCTATCACGAAGATCCAGATGGTGAGCTACATCGCAGTGAATGGTTCCGACTAGGACGCGACCTTCGGCGCTGGTTGATCCAGCAAGGCCTCTTGCGGCCCGATGAGCTCATTCCGGCCTGGATCGACTTCGTTAACAACGCGCTTTATTACCTCTTAGATATTAGGATGGGAGGACATGACTGAAACAGCACATACGCTTAGGGCACCACGCGAACGTACCATAATCCCCTGTGGCCGATGCAAAACAAACGGCCAAGTCTTGGTACGCGGTAGACTCCTACCGTGTCCTGAATGTCTTGGTTCCGGTTACTGGATTGTCAGTCCAAAGTGTGACCGTGTGGTTTATCCCCTGCCAACGCCGTTGGCGGAACGACTCCGCGGAGGTCGGCGGTCCTCATAAACGAGAGGGAGAGTACATGATGGATATGCAGACATCTCAATATTATGACGAGTTAACTCATGATGAGCTTAAAGCATTGAGTGCGGCGAAGAAGGCGAACCCGGAATTCTTCGAGTTTCTGATGCGAGCGGTAAGCATCATGCCGGAACGCCGCCAGACGTACTCCGGGGAAAACTACGAAGAAAGCGACAGCTTCGAGAATTTCCACTTGATGCAGATGCTGGTGGGTAGGGTGATCGAGGGGTTTGACATCACTCGAACCTTCTTCATCTACCTATCTTTGAAGTTTGCAAGGTTGCTTGTACTCGTTCGGGACGGCCGCTACCTCTTCGACGCCGAACCGGCAGACTTCCCATCTGATGCGATGTACGAGCACGAGCGAGCGGCCGCACAGAAGGCTTTAGATCGTTTGTTCGATACGCTCGTAGATCTCGTCAATTATGCCGCACTCTTCGGCGGCAGGATGCTTCGCTACGGCCGTAGGGCCGGCCTGATCGAATAAAGAGAGAATATCGGAAGAAACACCAAGGGACCGGGATTGGCGCCCCGGTCCCTTCGCGTATAGGAGAGTAACCGCCACAGGAAGGCAACGAGAGGGGAGCAGGCTTTAACTCTTCTGCTGTTTATTGATTTTAACATGCACCTGCTGTGACGCCACTAACGCCGAAGCACCGATGACCAGTACATCGATCACGGCGTCTGCATCCGCCGGGCACTGGACATCGACACCTACACCGATTCCTACACAGCGAAGCGCAACGATGACCGCAGGGATGCCGAAGCTTAGCACGGCGATCGTTACTCGTTTGTAGTCCCCGGTCAGCAGGTTCCAGGCATCCCGAAGGCCCGGAATGTTGTCCAGAAGCCAAGCGAACGCGCCGCCGCTAGCCGCGCCCATGATCATGCTGATTAGCCGGACGACAAGGTCCGCGGTTAGTTCTGTCATTGTACCCGTCCTTCTAACTAAAAGTCTGTGTCTATACTCATTGTATCTGAAGCTTCGCTCGAACGTTTGCGCCGCTGTAGAACGCCGCTACTTCGTCTGTGATCGCCTCGTATGGCCAGTGTTGCCGGCCACTTACGATGAAGACGTAGGCCACGTGTACGTTCCGGGTATAGTTCGCCAGTCTCCACACGAAGTCCACGTGCCAATGCCCCTTGTGCTCCATCGGAATATTCGGGTTCGGGCAGGAGTGTTCCGTTACAGCAATCGGTTTGTTCGGGAAGCGCTTCTCAATCTCCGCGATTCGCCGCGCCTGCTCGTCTACGTTCTCGAAAACCCAATAGTATGCATGCAGATCAAGCCAGTCCAGTTCTTCGATCGCGCTCCGCGCCTGTTCTAAGAAGACGCCTTCCTGTATCGGAGCCGTATGATTCGGACTCGGAGCCGGGAAGTGCCAGATTGCGTCCGGCATTTGCGCCGACAGCATATCCCGTACCCGGAGGGCAAACGTGCCGAATTGCTGGCCGTTCTGCCAACCTCTACCTAGTCCCTCGTGCTGGAAGTTCGGTTCGTTACCGATGGTGAAGTGCCGGACGCCACTCTGATAGAGTGCCACCGCGCTGTTACGACAGTAGGCGACAAACTGCTCCGGGCTTCCGGCATGTTCGCCCGGGACGGCTAGCCGTGCCCTTACATCCTTAATCCCCATGTCGAGAAGTGGCCGGATCTGCTCCCCCGTCACAGGATGCCCCGGTTCGCCGGTCATGACAAAAGCACTCTGTACCGTAGGCCGTGCCAGCTCGAAGCGCCGGTAAACTTCTTGCGTCCAGCCCCAATAGGCGAAGTCCGGGGGCCCATGTAGGCCAAACACGGGGACAATAGTAGGCCGTGCCGCGCCGCCTTTAGGCGGTTTCGGTTGCGGTACCGGTTTTGCATCTTCCGGGAGCATCTCTGCGATCTGCTTCAGCTCCTCAATGACCGCTAACAGTCGTGTTCTTGCTTCTGCACTACTCATGATGTGCCCTATGCTCCTCAATGTACTTCTTCGGATCTACGTAATGCGCTACCAGTTCGGAATACGTCCATCCCGGCCAATGATCCGGCTTCACTCCGAGTATGCCGCTTGTCGAGATGTCAAAATGAAGGTGGTTTGGGTGACCGCCCGTTCCGCCCACGCGTCCGATGATGTCCCCGCGCCGGACCTGTTGACCGACTTCTACCAGAATCTCCTCGAGATGAGCGTAGCGCGAGAAAACCTTAGTGGTATGTTGAATAACTACCAGCTTACCCCAGCTGTCTGTCCGATACTTCGCGTAAGTGACGATTCCGTCCGCCGCCGCTCGTACCGGCTTGTTGTAGTCGGCGTCCCAATGCGGCTTGTTCAGGTTGAGATCCGCGCCGGTGTGGTAACCGAGCGCGTAACGCGTGCCGTAGGGATTAGCGTCTACCCAATGGCCCGGCCATAGAGTAGGGGACGCAGGATCACCTATCGGCGGATCGAAGACTGGAGCGCCAAGCAGTGTGTCCACGATCTGTTCCAGGTCCTGTATGACACTCTGTAACCGTTCCTTTTTATTCATCTAGCCCGTTCTCGAATCGTGCCAACGACATTCAGGATGATCGTTGAAAGCCGCCTTGTTTCTTCCGCATCGCGTTCGATGGCCTCCTGAAGCATCTCGAAGCGTGCCTCTTCGCGCCGCTCCAATCGCTCCAGTGCCTTGTCGAAGTAGTTTCGCCATTCTTCATCGTGTTTGGCGATGTAGCGTAAGACGTAAATCACCATACCAAACGCTGCCGCTGCGAGCGGAAGCTGGAGGATTGCGTCTGTGAATTCCACTCTCATCCTCCTCTAGACTCGAATCGCGTAGGCGAAGGCCATATAAGGCGGCATATTTTCGTGCTCCTGATTGCCGCCGGTATTAGTTGTCGTTGCAGAACCGTTCGGGTTCGCATAACCTGCCGCGGCGAGTGTCGTCTTATTAGTGGGAGCGCTGTCATACACAGGGAAGCCGTGCGCGTGACTCGGCATCTCTGCTTGTGTGAGTCGATGCCTGTCCTTACCGCCCGTTCCGAACAGCGTATCTGCCGCTGTGTCGCGGACTCGGTTTGCTGAAGTGCCGCCCATGTTGTCAAGGCCAATTGGGNCGCGCCCGCGCATATCCGGCAAGGTTGAACGCCCACCTAGATAGGTATATAAATTCGAGTACCTAGAAGTATCGAACGCGCGTCCATCCATTAACAGCCATCCCGCACTTGGAGCAGACGTGCGCGGCACAATTCGGATCGTTCCGGTCGGCGCGACATTTGTGGCGATAGGAATCCAGCGTGCCCAGTTGTTGCAAAGCAGAATCACACATTCTCCCGGGGCCGCTAGGGTAAGCGGTTCGATCAGGGAAATGTTGCCGTTGGACTTCAGATTGATGTGACCTCCGCTCGAGTAGATGGTGATGATCTGGCCCGCGGTTCCGTCCCGGATACGCACCAAGTCGTCATAAGACGAGTCGCCTTCCGGAATAACTTCGATCAGCCCTGCCTCCGCAGGCAGCGAGAACGCATCGCCAGCGAGACGCACTGTCTGGATTTGTGGGGCCAATGTCTTCAGCATATCGGCCCGAAGATTGTTGTACTGCGATGCCAGAATGGGATCGCCCGGAGATACATTTTCGCTAGCAAGTGTCATGAGAATGTCCGTCCTATCTGCCTAGCTAATTGTGAGCTCGTAATCGACGGTCACGTCGAAGTCGCCGCCGCTGTTATCGAAGTGGGTAAGCCAACGGGAGAAGAGATCGCCGCTGTTGGCGGTACTTGTTGCCGCGCCTCCGAACATGCCGACTTCTTCGATTGTTAGTGTCGCTTCTGCGGCAGTGAAGAACGTGGAGAAGGTCGCCGTAAACCCACTCCGCGACGTACCTGTGACGCCCTTCCGCGCCCCTTCGGAAGCAAGCCGTGTATCGTTCGGAGAAGGGTCCGCCGTTCCTGTTCCAAGTGCACAATAGCGAATAGGGTCCCGAACGCCCATCAGGATGTCAGCCGCGAGCTCCTTCCCGCCTGTCACAATCAAGTTATCTTCTTCAATACTAGCGAATAGCCCGCCATTACGCTTGACGAGTCGCTTCGCCTCTTCGTAGGGGATACCTTGCAGAAGTAAGGACTGGAGCAGTCCCGGCTTCCAGATGCCAAGCTTGCCGCGTCCCTTTATTGTCAGTGTTCGCTTCATTGATTAACTCCAAGTCACGTTACCCCACCGGACACCAGCCTGATCCCACTGGTAGGCGGATCCGCTGTCGGCAGTGAGTCGGTATGCTTCGTTAAGTGTCAGCTCATCGCCAGTCATCCGGACTAGCTGATTGAGCACTTCGTTATCCCGCCAAGCGGCCTTATCTTGTGTCTGCCGCTGTAGCTTCAGGAGCAGAGAAATTAGATCAGGATCGTAATCTCCAAGAGAAAGATCGACATTGATCCGCCCGCCGGGAAGTGCGGTCGTTATTACAGAATGGATTACGTACTCTTCGTCAAGGCCGTAGGCCGCGTTCCGGATGTGGATCCGCTGGCCTGCAACGAGTCCCGGCTTTTTGATAACGGCCTTTACGGCAGTCTTCTTCAACGCTCGTTGCGCTAATTCCCCATAAGCCCGAAGCTTAGCTGTCTGGATACTGG